CGCAGACAACATGGACGTAGACATCAGCAGTGTGCAGGAACTTATTGCCTACTGCGCCAAGGTATCCAACCCACAGGGTCAGATGAACATGGAGAGTAGTGATCGTCTGTTGTCCTACTTGATTAAACATAAGCACTGGTCACCCTTTGAGATGGCTTCAGCAACTATTGAGGTGATTACTACACGGGACATAGCTCGACAGTTCCTACGCCACCGTTCGTTCTCTTTCCAGGAGTTCAGCCAACGCTACGCCAACGTAGAGGACATGGAAAAGTCTTTTGTTCTTCGTGAGGCACGTTTGCAGGACACAAAGAACAGACAGAACAGTATGGATACTAATGACCTAAAGCTGTCAGCTGAGTGGCGTATGAGACAGCAGGATGTAATCGACACGGCAAAGGTACACTACAGGTGGGCCATTGATAACGGTATTGCCAAGGAACAGGCACGGGTAGTCCTTCCAGAAGGCAACACTGCCTCTACTTTGTACGCCAACGGGACCATTCGTTCTTGGATTCACTACGTCGAACTACGCTCTGCTAACGGCACACAAAAAGAGCATATGGAGTTGGCTGTTGAGATTGGTAAAGCTATTGCTGAAATCTTTCCAATGCTGGAGAATATGTATGACTAAGCTATACGATCTAGAGCCAATGATAATGGATTGCTGGTCGGTCTGTAACGATATTGAGACCGTATTCAAACAAATAGGTGATGGTGAACGTGATCCCACACAAGATGAACTGATTAACACACTCATGGGTATGCAACAGGTCTACCAGTGGAAGTTTGAGCAGTTGTTTCACACATACGAATCAAATCTTAAAAATAACTCTTGAAAAACACTAGCTGGGGGGTAATATCGCAGCACTAATCAACTTAGCGAACGTAGAGCCACTAAGTGATTGTTTTTAAAGGTTTTGGTTGCGGGAGTAGGATTTGAACCTACGACCTTCAGGTTATGGTCAACCGACTAATAAAACTATCACTTAGAGCCATGCGTTCGCTATTAACCTCATACCTAAGTGGTGTGATATGCACTTTACAAATTGGGAAACCTTTGTATAATAGTGTAGCACACTACGGGGTACCTATAGCAGTAACTAAGGGCAGATATGATACTATTGGGCAAACAATTAGCAGTTATAAACAAGATGTATGGATGTGAGTGTTGTGCATCATGGCTTAAAGACGGGGACGTGGCTGTGATACTATGTTACAAGAACAAGAACGGTAGCCTCTCCTTCGTATGGGAATGCTTAGAATGTCAGGTGGTGGGTGCATGACTTACTCCTATCGTGACCAGTTAGACATCATCAAACAAATCACCATGACAGAAGGACAGAGCAGAAGCTTAGACTGCCCCTTCTGTGGTGGCAGGAAGAAGTTCACCATCAGTCGTAATGAAGAAGGTATGACGCTGTGGAACTGTTACCGTGCCTCTTGCACAGTTAAGGGTAGCTACGCAGGGCCACGCTCTGCTGCCGCACTGCGCAGGCACATGGAGAAGAAGAGAGAGACCCCATCTCTAAGTCCTACTAGTATGGGGAAGAAAGCAACTCCTTTGCCCCCTATCACGAAGAGTATTCGTAATGAGCCAGCCGCTCTAGAGTTCCTTACAGCTAACAACTGCATGGAAGCGTATGAGAACGGGTACATCAATATCAGATATGCCCCTGCCGAAAAGCGGGTGATGTTTTATAGTGAGGATAGCTTAGGTGCCGCCGGGCGTTCCCTCGTAGGACACCGATCTAAGTGGTGGGTGTACGGTGAAGTTACTGGTGGCATACATGTAGGCGTGGGAGATACCGCAGTTCTGGTGGAGGATACCCCATCAGCATGTGCTGTTAGCCGCTTAAAAGGACACGTAGGAGTGGCCCTGTTAGGTACCAATATAACAGAACAGATACGGAACACGATTAAAACATACAAAAATATCTACATTGTGCTTGACAATGATGCATCTGTTAAGGCAATAACCTTAGTTAGGTCGTTAAGTACTACCGCAAAGGTGCGCTTAACAAAAGATGATTTAAAGTACTTGAGTACTGAGCAGATAAAAGAGGTGTTAAAACCTCCTATCTAATTAGCCTCACGCAGAGGTCAACTGCGTATCAACAACCCGGCATATGCCGCTAAGGAGAAATAAAATGAAAGCTCGTGCTGTAATAGTAATAGACTTAGATGTAGATGGATTCATGGAAGCTGCTGAAGAGCAGCAAAAGATACAAGAGGCTGTAGCATGCTTGGTTAAGAACAACAGCCGTGTTGTATGGCATGGCGTTGACGTTAAAGAACGCCGAGGAGATGGCCCTGTTGATATGGGCAAGATGAAGTTCCGAAGTAACTAAACCCACCCACCTTACCACCTTGTAGAACCCCATGCTTAACTGCTTGGGGTTTTTTTGTGTTGACGGCCCCCTTACTAATGCGCTTATAGTGGCACTAGTTGAGCGATAACAGAGGGCAGAACAAATCAATGCAACAATCACTACTCAAATCATTACTGTCATCAGAGTTTTACTCTGCAAATAGGAACATGGTGAAGACAGCAATCTTCGATGACTCCTACATCAAGTTGTACAAAACCATTGGCGAAGCACACGACAGGTACTCACACGATCTATCCTCTGCGGATATTTCAGCTATCTGGTTTTCAAACAATTCTACGGCAACCCGTGCTGAGAATGAGATATTCCAAGACGCCCTGTCCCAAGTAGATGCATCCACTGCTGTCAGCCTTGATGTGGCTAAGGACGTAATCGAGAAGCTATGGGTTCAGGAGACATGCCGTGAGATAGCACAACTATCTTTGAATGCCTCAGAGGGCAGCATGGATGCTGTTTCAAAGATTTACGAAAAGATTGAACATCTAAAAGTAGGTTTGGTTGCAGAAGATGATCTGGGTGATCCTGTCACTGACGACATCCATGAGCTACTGGCCTCCGCTTCTGATGCCGCACGTTGGCCTTTCAATATCGAAACACTATCTCGTCACGTATACGGAATTGGTCCTAGTGAATTTGCTATTGTCTTTGCTCGTCCAGAGACAGGGAAGTCATCGTTTGGTGTATCCCTAGCAGCCGCCCCCGGTGGTTGGTGTCAGCAAGGCGCACGGGTTCTTATGCTAGGCAATGAGGAGAGCATGAAGCGTACCCGCTTACGTGCCATCCAAGCGTGGAACGGGTGGACACCTGACGAAGTAGAAGCGGAACCCGAAGCTGCTGTTGCTCGTTTCGCAGCCATCAAAGACCGCTTCATTATGAAGGATGTCCAAGAGTGGGACTTCAATCAGGTTGATCGCTACATCACCCGCTTCAAACCTGACATCGTTATCATCGATCAGTTGGACAAGGTGAACATAGACGGATCGTTTAACTCATCACACGAGAAGCTTCGTGAGGTCTATCGCAAGGCCCGTGAGATGGCCAAGCGGCATGAGTGTGCCCTGCTGGCTGTGTCACAGGCGTCTGCTGATGCAGAGGGCCGCACCCGCCTAGACTTCAGTATGATGGAGAACAGCAAGACAGGTAAGGCGGCTGAGGCTGACCTCATCATCGGCATCGGCAAGCATGGACAGTCTGACGACGAAGAGCCTGACACCATGCGGTTCCTAAACATCTCCAAGAACAAGCTGTCAGGCTACCACGGAGTGATCCCGTGCAACCTGATGAAGAATGCCCGTTACGTAGTATAAACAAGAAGAGAGAACACAATGGACGATTCAAACCACACAACGATCCAGTTTAGAGCCGGCAAAATCAGCATGGAGATTCCTGAAGAGATCAGAGAAGCCATGATCATCAACATCCTGCAATCCTATCGGGACATACTTCAGGAAAGCCTTCAATTCGACCTAGATGCTGCCTCTAAAACAGGAAGCATGGAACCCTATCAGGTAGAAAACATCAAGATGAACACAACGTATCATAATGCATTTGATACCGTCTTAGACTGGTTGGGAGAGTAACAATAACATGAAGAAACTCGTCCTAGACTTGGAAACGACCGTACAAAAGATTGGGGGGAAGACCGATAATAGTCCCTTCAATCCAGACAACTCCTGTGTGTCTGCGCACTTTGCATGGTTAACAGAAGATGGTGTGGGCGAGGTTACAAACCTCGTCTTCAACCATAATGAACAGACCACACCTGACAGCATGCAGCCTCTTGTTGATGCAATAGAGCAAGCAGACGTACTAATAGCCCACAATGCTAAGTTCGACTGCATGTGGCTTCAGGAGATGGGTATTATTATACCCCATACTGTACGTTGCACTATGATCAACGAATACATCTTGGCTAAGGGTCAACGCACAGAACTGTCGCTTAAAGCTACAGCCCAGCGCCGGGATGTAACACGCAAGAAGTCCGACTTAGTTGATGAGCTATTCAAGAGCGGTACAGGCTTTGAGGCTATGCCTCTTGATACTGTTCTGGAATACGCAGAGGCGGACATCGTGTCCTGTGCAGAGGTGTACCTGTCTCAGCAGCAGGACTTTGCAAAGGAAGAGAACCAGAGCCTCGAAAGCATCATTGTGCTGATGAACGAGATGCTTGTGTTTCTACTAGAGATCGAAACCAACGGCATCCATGTAGACATGGACAAACTACGGGAAGTTAAACACGATCTGACTGTTGAGTTTAAACAGGTATCCCGCAGACTGAACGAGATCGTTGAAGAGGTGATGGGTGACACCCCTATCAACTTGAACAGCGGCGTGGACATGACCAAGGTTGTGTACTCTCGCACCATGGTGGATCGCAAAGAGCATGCACAGATATGGAACATCGGGGTGCAGCCTAACGGCAAGCCATTGATGCCCCCACGTATGTCCAAAAGCGAGTTCGCATCTGCTGTACGGTCCACCACGATGATCGTGAAGCGTACGGATGCAATGTGCTGCCCTACCTGTAACGGCAGAGGTTCCATACAGAAGTATAAGGTCGTTAATCGCCAGAAGAACGGCAAGAAGTATAAGATGCAGGGCGATCCTTACAAAAACCCAACCAAGTGTGCTGATTGCAAGGGTTTAGGGGCCATCTATGTAGAGAACGGAACAGTGGCCGGGCTTCGGTTGAACCCACTCAACCCCTCCTCTGCTTCTGCAAACGGCTTTAAGACAGACAAGCACACCACTAAGCTTCTGATCAGTCAGGCCCGTGCTAAGAGCAACGAACGTGCGGTTGAGTTCTTAGAAAAGGTGTCACGTCTGAATGCCCTATCTACCTACCTCGACAGCTTCGTAGCAGGTATCGAAACTTGGACACGTCACGACAACATTCTGCACAGTAACTTCAATCAGTGCATCACGGCCACGGGTCGTCTGTCTTCATCCAACCCAAACTTCCAGAACCAGCCCAAGCGGGGCTTTCCTGTACGTGCTGCGGTTACTAGTAGATTTGAAGGCGGCAAGTTCTTTGAGTGTGACTTCTCTGGTTTGGAGTTCCGTGTCGCAGGAGAGGTTTCTCGTGATCCACAGATCATTGAAGACATCCTGAGCGGTAAGGATATCCACAAGCAGACAGCATCGATTATACACCAGATACCTAGCGATGAGGTCAATAAAGACCTTCGTGCCTCCGTAAAATTCCATACTTTCGCACCCTTGTATGGTTCTCAGGGGTCTGGGCTACTGCCTCATGAGAAGAAGTATTATGACGAGTTCTTTAACATCTATGAAGGGCTTGGGGCGTACCAAAAAACATTGATGGATGGGGTGCTACGCAATGGCATCGTACAAACACCCTCCGGGCGGCAGTACTACTGGCCTAATGTAAAAAGACTGCGCAATGGACGCACCACTAACGCAACCCAGATCGTTAACTACCCCATTCAAGGGTTTGCGACAGGAGACCTCGTTCCGTTGGCCTGCATTAGGGCACTGCGCATGTTCAAAGAAGCCAATCTCAAGTCTCTCCTAGTTCTAAGCGTACACGACAGTATCTGTGTGGACTGCTACCCCGGAGAAGAAGACCAAGTCATCCAACTTCTATTCAAATCCATGCGGGGCGTAGATGAAGAGGCCTACGAACGCTGGGGATACAAGTTTGTCCTGCCACTAGATGTTGAGGTTTCTGCCGGTCCTAATTGGTTAGAACAGACCGAACTAAGTGTTGACTATCCCACTTAGTAATGGCATATTTGATAATACACATAACAGGAGAATATGACTCTCATGACAGACCTTATCGTAGCAGATGGTTTTAACCTTAACGAACTAGCATCCGAGATGGGCGCAAGCGCAGAAAAGCAACAAAGCGCACGTTTACCACGGCTGGTAACTAACCGCCGTATCAAAGATGAGTCCGGCAATCGCCTTGAATTGGGTGAGTTTTATCTTACCGATCAGGATAAGACGGCTTACGCTTCATCCGTTAAATTTCGACCTCTTTCTCATCACTTCCAGTACTCACAGTACAATCAGGATGAAAAGAAGATGGAGAACTGGACGATCCAAGCTTCTTCATTCCGTGAAGAGTTCCGTGACGTGAAGGGTACGCTGCGCTGTGGCCGACCTGACGGCAAAGCCATGAAGGCTATGACGGCAGAACAGCGTAAGAAGTATTCTGACATTAAAAATGTTCGTCTTGTTCGTGGGCTAGTTTCCTTTGTTGGTAAAACAGCAGACGGTGAAGAGGTCACTTATGATAACCTACCGTGCCTTGTTAAACTGTCTGGACAGAACAACTTCCAAGCATCTGACAAGGGTGTGTACTCTCGCTTTGACTCTCAGGTTCGTGACGTGATCCCTCGTGGGTTCGACATGTGGAACTTTGAGTTGGGTGTCACTTCGAAAGAACACTTCAGCGAAGATGGCTCTGTATTCTGGCATACCTTTGAATGGTCCCTTGATCCGAAGGCACCAATGGCTGTTACTCAGGATGTGTACGACAGTATTGTGTACGTGGCAGAGTTGGTTCGTGCTGAAAACGCCGTTGTAGATAAAAGCTACTTCGATGCAATCAAAGAACAGTCTGTATTTCAGGGTGCAATGGACGCCCTTGGTGACGATCTAGAAGCTGACTTTGAAGACGTAGCGTAATGCTCGAACTTCAAATCAAAAAGACGCTCGAAAAGCTGTCGAATAACGAGGGTCATGAACTCTTCGTTGACGATGCTTGGATCGACGAAGCTGGTGAGTATCTGAAGGAGGCGCTTAAACGACAGTTTAGGCGTACTCCCGAAGCTCCTCGGCTACGTGCCTCTAACATTGGTCGCCCTAAGTGCCAGCTACAAATGGCTCTGGCGGGTGAACCAGAGGTGCGTAGACCTTATAACCATATTATCCGCATGGTTCATGGAGACATCATTGAAAGTGTCATGGAAGTTGTTTTGCGTATTGCGCAGGCCAACATCACAGGCGGTAAGAATAAGGTTAAATTCGAGGTAAGTAAAACCACCATCAAGGGTGAGGATGACATTGAGATTGATGGTAAAATCTTCGACATCAAGTCCTGCTCTCCTTGGGCGTACAACAACAAATGGTCCAAGGGCTACGAAGGTTTAAAATCCGACGATAGCTTTGGGTACATCGGCCAACTCTACACCTACTCTCATGGGCAGGGGAAAGAGGCTGGCGGATGGATCGTTGTCGATAAGTCATCAGGAGAAATCTCGGTGGTTGAGGCAGAGATGGATGAAGCAGAGAAAAGTCGGGTGGACGCTATGATCACCGACACTGTTCAAACCATCGAAGAAGATCGCCCATTTGAACGCTGCTTCGAGGCAGAGGATGATGTGTTTGGACGTAAGCCCACGGGCATGAAGCGTCTAGGTTCGTCATGTAGCTTCTGTGACTTTGCAAAGGCCTGCTGGCCCACTGCTGAGTACAAGCCACATCCTATGTCGAAGGCAGCTAAACCTCCACACTATTGGTTCATCGAAGAGGACTAACACTTATGCCTATCACTACCTCGT